CTGCTCAAGATAAAGCTAGAGAAAATGGTAGACGTAATGCTGATTGGGACTTTGGTACTAATCCTTGTAGTGAAATTATATTAAGACCTAATCAGTTCTGTAATCTTACAGAAGTGGTTGTAAGACCTACAGATACAGAAGAAACATTACATAGTAAGATAGAAGTAGCTACTATATTAGGAACAATACAAGCCACACTTACAGACTTTGGTTATCTACGTAAGAGATGGCAAACAAATACAGAAGAGGAAAGATTATTAGGTGTATCTCTTACAGGTATTATGGATAATAGTTTACTATCTAGAATGAGAACTCAGTTACCAGATGTATTAGCTAAGATGAGACACAAAGCTGTATTAACTAATGAAGAGTGGTCAAAGAAGTTAGGTATACCACAATCAACAGCTATCACTTGTGTTAAGCCTTCTGGTACAGTTAGTCAATTAGTTGATAGTGCTAGTGGTATACATGCTAGACATAATCCATATTATATTAGAACAGTACGAGGAGATAAGAAAGACCCATTAACACAGTTTATGGCAGACCAGGGCATACCTTGTGAAGATGATGTAATGCAACCTAATAACTCTGTCTTTTCTTTTCCTATGAGAGCAGACCCTAGTGCTATCTTTAGATATACTATGACTGCTATTGAACAGTTAGAGATATGGAAATGTTATGCACAACATTGGTGTGAACATAAACCATCAGTAACTATATCTGTTAAAGAACATGAGTGGATTAATGTAGGTAACTGGTGTTGGGATAATTTTGATACACTATCTGGTATATCATTCTTACCTTTTTCAGACCATACTTATCAACAAGCACCTTATCAAGATATAGATGAGATACAATACAATGATTTACAGTCTAAGATGCCAAAGAATATTGATTGGAGTAAGTTACAAAATTATGAAACAGAAGATAATACAAGAGGTTCACAGGAGTTAGCATGCAAAAGTGGTTCATGCGAATTGGTGGATATATAGTTAACTTTATGGCTATTTGCATGGGTGCTTGGTGCATCTATGTAATAGTTATGGCTATATTAAACACAATAGGTATAATAAATGTTTGATTATATTGTTATAGTTATATGTATAGCATTAATATTAAATGCATTATACGTATAAAAAGTTCTTGACTTTCATATATTTATAATGTATAATTACATAAATGAGTGCCAGAGATGGACTCTTTTTTTAACTTGCTTAATAAGGAGATAAATATATGTTTGAAGTAGATACATTGTCAAGACAAGCTATTGGCTTTGATAGATTGTTTGATGTGATGAACAACATAAGAGGGACAGATACAAACTATCCACCTTATGATATTATAAAAGAAGATGAAGAAACTTTTGTTATAGAGTTTGCTTTATCAGGATTTAAGAAAGATGATTTGAATATTGTTGTGAAAGAAAATCATTTAACTATAGAAGGTGATTATGTAAGAGCAGAGGAAAGTGAATACTTACATAAGGGTATCGCTAAAAGGTCTTTTACTAGGGACTTTGTTCTAGCAGACACGTTAAACGTTGAAGACGTTACATTCAGCGAAGGTATATTGAGAATTACTCTCAAGCAGATTATACCTGAAGAACAAAAACCTAAAAAGATTAAGATTAATTAAATTGTAGGGGAGTTGTAAAAGACTCCCCATTTTTTTTGGAGAAAATATGAATAAGTTATTGGTTGTATTAACATTATTATGGTTGCAAAATATATTTTTTACTAACGTACATGCTATTGATTCGTTAGGTTATAGATACTATCATGATTTAGATAATGAGCATGATGGCTCAAAGTTTAGAGCTTATGCTACTAAAAAGTTTTATCAAAGTAAATTAAAGTTTGCTTATGAAAGAAAGAGAACAGGTACAGGTATAGAAGCAGGTACTTGGTTTATTGACCACGAATATAAATTTTAAGGATAAAGTAATGCATGTATTATTAAAAAATCAAATGGTAAACACAGTTTACGTAGGGTATGACCCTAAAGAACATACTGCTTATGAGGTATTAAAATTTTCATTAGAGAGAATATCCACTAAACCTGTTAGAGTTATACCTTTGAGAAGAGATATACTTACAAAGATAGGTATATATACTAGAAAACATAATAGTATAAGTGGTCAAGATTATGATGAGATAGATGGTAAACCTTTTTCTACACAGTTTAGTTTTAGTAGGTTTCTAATACCTGCATTAAATATGTATGAAGGTTTAGCTTTGTATATGGATTCTGATATGTATGTAAGGTCAGATATATCAGAGCTATTTGATATGTGTAGTGATAATTACTATCCTATACATGTAGTTAAACATAAGTATGAACCTAAAGATAAAATTAAGATGGATGGTAAAGAACAACATATATATCCTAGAAAAAACTGGTCTAGTTTAATTATGTTTAATTGTGGTCATGAATGTAATCAAAAACTTACACCTCAAGAAGTAAATACTAAATCAGGTAGATGGTTACATACATTTCAATGGCTTCCAGAAAAAGAAGCAGATATAGGTTCAATACCAGAAGAATGGAATTGGTTAGATAATCATTCATCTTCTGATTTAAATGCAAAGAATGTTCACTTTACTACAGGTGGTCCTTGGTTTAAAAACTGGGGTTCTAAAAGAGATATAGATAATAAGTATGCTATTGAGTGGAGCAATGATGCTCAATGGCTTCAAATGCAAGGTATATTAGATGTTAATAAGGATTATGTAATATGAAAATAAATTTTGTTACATGTTTTAATGAAGATTTATATAATAGATTTGGTTCTTTATTTTTTAAATCTATTTATGAGAACTGGGAACCTACTTTAAAAGTAAAAGCTTATTATCATAATTTTCCTGCTGATAAATATTCATTAGAAAAACATATTGATTACACAAATCTTGAAGAGCATAGAAAGTATAAAAGATTTGTAGAAGAAAATGCTGTTCATAATGGTACAGAAGATGGACAGATACCTTACAATGATAAACTTGATGCTATTAAATGGTCACATAAAATGTTTGCTTTAACTGACCATGCTTTTACATTAGCAGAAAAAGATAAAGAACCAGGTTGGTTAGTATGGATTGACGTTGATTCTTATGCTAATAAAAGATTAACACAAAAAGATTTAGAAAAAATATTAACTGATAATGTAGATATAGTACATACAGGTAATCATTCTTTTATTGCTTTTAATTTAAATAAAAAACCACCACTAGATTTATTATGGGATTTAAGAAGAACCTATATGAATGGTGAGGTTATTCAGTATAGAGAATGGACAGATAGTTTTATTCTTGAAAGACTTTTAAATATATACAAAGCACATGGTTTAAAAATAAAAGATGCTAGAGATATTATACCTAGTTATGTAATACATATGGCAGGAGCATCTAGTTCTAATATATTACCATTAAGAGATTCAAAAGGTAATCGTGTATTTGAACTATCAAAAGATAAAGTATCACAAGATATTTTACCTTCAAGATATGAAAGAAATGCAGAACTTATTAGACATTTTAAACCTAAAACTATATTAGAAACAGGTACATGGAATGGTGGTCGTGCTATAGAAATGGCACTAGCTGCTTTTGAGAATACAGATAAGTTAGACTATTATGGTTTTGATTTATTTGAAGATGCTACAATAGAAACAGACAAAGAAGAGTTCAATGTTAAAGCACATAATACTATGGAAGCTGTAAATAAAAGATTAGAAGAATTTAAAGCTAAAATGAAAGAAAAAAATAAAACATTTAATTTTGTTTTAACTAAAGGTAATACAAGAAAGACATTAAAAGCTGAAAATTTATTTAATTTTTTACCAGATATTGATTATGCTTTTATAGGTGGTGGTGATAGTATAGCTACAAAACAAAGTGACTATGATTGTTTAAAACATGTACCTGTTATAGTAATGGACAATTTCTTTTCTAAAGATAAAGAGGGTAATACAGTTAAACCAGAATATTGTGGAACTAATAAAGTAAAAGAACAATTAAGTAAAACAATTAAAAATAATATTGTTCCTAGTGAAGATAAAGTTAGAGATGGTGGACATACTTGTTTGTTATTGATAGTAAATGATAATAAATTACCTTCTCCACCTAGACATTTATTTAGTGTACCTATTAAAGTAAATCCAAGAGATTGTGTACCTAAAGATTACATAAGAACTAATATTAAGACTAATTTTAAATTAATAGATAAATGGTTAGGTAAATTTCCTATGCATGATACTAAGTGTATTCTAGTATCAGGTGGACCTTATACAAATTATGCAGAGTTACATGCATTAATTAAATCTAATCCAACAGCAAAGATAATAGCTGTTAAACATTCTTATCCTAAATTATTAGAACATAATATAAAGCCTTGGGCATGTGTAGTATTAGACCCTAGACCTATTACAGGCACAAGCACACATGGTATAGTAAGAAAAGATTTATTTAAAACTATAGACCCAAACACTAAATTTTTTGTAGCTTCTATGACAGACCCTTCTGTTACTAATTACTTAATAGAAAGAAAAGCAGATATATGGGGATGGCATGCATTTACAGAATCATTACGTGACCCTGAAGAACAAAAAAAAGGTATACATAATAATACAGTAACTCTTAATAAAGATTTAGGATTACCTGAAGGCACTACTTTAATTACAGGTGGTACTTGTGCAGCTATGAGAGC